AGAACGTCTTACCGCCGCCCGGCATCGGCCGCGACGTGACCGAATTTACGAACGGTCGCACGCGCCATAGCGCGGTGACGACGGGTCCGAGTATCGGCGTCGGCAGAATTCCCGGGTTATCGGTCGTCGTCTGATTCGCAACGGCGCGGTCGAGACGCTCGCGTGCGCGCTCGTATTCGCGGTCCGTGCCGTATCCGACGTCGTGACCGTGCGCGATCACGAAATCCGCGGCGTATTCGCCCGCGCTGCGCCACAGCTCCGTGATCGGTTCGGGCGCCGGGTCGCGCTCGACGCGCTGCGCGCCTGCCGCTTGACCGCTGCGAGCGAGCGCGCCGTGCACGCGGTTACGCAGCTCGTCGCCGCCCGCGCGCGCCTCGAGAATTTCGGTCCACTCCGTCTGTTGTGTCTGCGACCGCTCGAGCGTCTGACGTGCGTCGGTCAGCGTCTGCTGCTCGACCTCTGTCGGCTCGCGGTCCTCGTCGTTGAGACGGTCAAGAATTCCGTCGATAGTTGCGAGCGCGCCGTCGCGTTGACGCTCGAGCCGCTCGATAAATCCGGGTACGGGTGCAGGCATCGTGACAACCTCCGAAACGTCGTTACGTTTCGCCGGGTGTCCGTGCTCCGTCGCCGGGTGTCGCGTCCGTACGGTCGCGGGTGTCGGCCGATCAGCTCGCGGGGTGTCGGCTTCTGTCGTCGAGCGTAAGCGTCTCGCGCCAGCGTTGCCAGTCTTCGCGCCACGAGCGCGCGGCGTCGGCGCCGGGCGTGCTCGAGCTGCGCACCGCGAGCGGCTCGAGCGACGGGTACGCAGGGTCCGCGACGACCGCGACGTGATGGAGGATCTTTACCGTCTGACGTACCCTCACGAGACGGCCGTCGCGTCGTAGCTCACGCGTCGCGCCGGGCGTGAACGAGACGCTCAGACCGGGCAGCTGCCCGTCGCGGATCTTGTACGCGACGAGCCGCGCGGCCGGGTGCTCGTCGGGATCGTCGAGGCGCCACCGCCCCCACAGTCCGCGCTCGCGGTCGTGCAGCTCGAGCGTCTTCCCTATCCACCCGTCGAGGTCGCGTCCGTGCGGGTACCGCAGCTCGACGACTCGAGGCGCCCGGGCGACGTGACGAAACGCGCCGCGCTCGAACGTCTCGAGGTACGGTCCGTCGCCGTCGTCGACCTCCGCGGTTACGCCGTACGGCACCGCGTACCCGGTCAGCGTGCGACCGTCGCCGTCGACCTCGAGCGACGCCTGCCGCACGTAGTGCTCGAGCTGCGATCTCACGTGCCACCCCCTACCGCCGTAAGCACCGCACCCGCGGACGGATTGACGGCGCCGCCGATACCGACCGGGATCGTCGCGGGCGGCTCCGCCTCGCTGCCCGTCGCGACGGCGCCGGTCGGCTCGAGCAGCTCGTCGGGTGCTTCGCCGAGATCGTTCATCGCGCGCGCCTCGTCGAGCGAGATCACGCCCGCGGTATACAGCGCGATCGACTGCGTCGCGCGATCGTTCACGTCGGGTCGCAGCAGTCCGACCGGATCGAACCGCGCGCTCGTACCGCGCGCGAGCGTCTGACTGCTCAGCTGCTGCTCGACCGGGATTAGGTAGCGCATCACGGTCGTCTCGATGAATTGCTGATTCGCCTGCGTCAAGTTTCGATAGACCATCCCGGGCGCGTCGAGTCCGAGCATCGCGGCGGGTACGCCGAGCGCGAGCGCGAGAGCTTGATTGTTCCACTTGCGCGCCTCGACGAGCTGCGCCGCGACGGCATCGTTCGGCAGCACCGTAATTTTCGTACCGAGCGGCGTAACGACCGGCTCGCGCGTACCTGCGACCGACGCGAGAAATTTCGACTTGAGGTCGTCGGCTTGCGTCTGCGTGAGGTCCGGGTTCGGGTGCTCGACGTGCACGCTCGGCGTCGTGCCCGTCGCGAAATAGCGCGCCGCGAAACGCTCCGCCGCGACGGCCGCGTTCACGAGATCGGAATTGCCCGTCAGCAGTCCGCGCCCGATCAGCTCGCCCGTACCGCGGTTTATCGCGACGTGAAATATCTCGGCCGGGTCGTACTGCTCCGCGCCGATCTGATACACAACGCGCCCGCCCTCGACGAGCACGGACCACCACCCCGGGCGTATAGGGAACATCACGCGCGGCCACCCGTCCCACCCGGGATCGCCGAGCACCGCGACGTAGTTGCCCCATAGCGCGAGATCGCGTATTACCTCGTCTTCCCAATCTGCGAGCGTGAGTCCGGTCGCCCTCGAGTCGCCGGTCGGCGCGCGCAGGATCTGCGGCGTCGGCACGATCGGCGCGGGCGGTGTCTGCGTATCGTCGACCGCCTGCAGCGGCATCTGCACGACGAACGAGCTAATGAGCTGCAGCGACGCCGCGACTGCAGGTATCGCGAGCACCTCCGCCTCGCTGATCGGCGCGCCGGGCAGCTGCCAGACGCTGCCGGTCGTGCTGCCGCTCGCGCCCGCCGCGATCATCTGCCACAGCAGCTCGACGCCGCCCGCGCCGCCGATCGGTAGCGACGGCGCCGCCGCGACCTGTGCTCGAGTGTCGGGCGGTTCAGGTGGCCGCGCCCGCCATAGTCGCATTGTTTCCACAATTCCACAGGGTGCGCGGGATAACTACGGGCAGATAGACGACTATCTCGCCGTGATGTTTCGACCGTGCCGTGACGGGTAAGGCACCGCGTGCTCGACGCGCGCGCACCCCGCCACAAGGAACCGCGCGCGACGGGCGACGGTCGACGCCGCGCGCGTGTTTGACTTGCCCGCCCGCGCGCGGCGTCGCCGCTTAGTGCGTCACGACGTAGACGACGAGCAGCGCGCCGCCGAGCACGCCGACGAGGGTCAGCACGAGCAGCGCCGTCGCTAGCTCGAGGTCGTGCCGCCCGCGTCGCACGCCGCAGGTTCTAGTACGCGGTCCAGCTCGCGACGCGCGCGCTCTGATCGCTCGCCGCCCACCTCGCGACCGTGACCGCGCCGAGCGGGCAGATATCCGCGAGCGACCGGCGCGCCCATACCCAAACGTCGCCGACGTCTCGACGACGAGCTGCCGTCACCGCCTCGTCGAGCGCCGCCTGCGTACGGTGCGCGAGCCGCTGCGCCGTCACGTCGTCGTATACGCCCGCGCAGGCGTGCGCGTAGTCACGCCCACCGCAGACGACGAGCGGCACGCTCAGCGCCGCCTCGAGATCCCGCGCCAGCGCGCCCGCAGGTCCGCCCGGGTCGAGCGCGACGCAGCGCGTCGGATGCGCGCCGACGAGCTGCACGACGCGCGGCACGAGCCAGTCGACGCCCGGGCGGTGCTCGAGAATCTCGACGTGCAGACGCCCGTCGCTGCGCGGACCCGCGACCGCGATCGCGCCACGGTGCCGCTCAGGCGTCACGTCGACGCCGAACGTCACCCGGGCGCCGTCTGCGATCTCGCTCGAGTCGTCGACCGTCGCCTGCCACAGCTCGAGCGGTATCGCCTGCTGCACGATCTCGGACGGACGCGGCCAGACGTTCAGGTACGACCGCTCGAATTCGGCGACGCTCGTCTTCGTCGCCCATAGCACCGCTAGCTCGTCTTCGCGGAAACCGTGACCGAGCGACGGGTGCGCAGCGCGCCAGACGCGCGGCTCGGCCGGGTCGTAGTCGTGCGCCTGATCGTCCGCGCTCCACTCGAAATAGCAGACGCCCGCCGCGCCCGCGCGGCCGAGCGTCATCCACCTATCGAGCCACGTGCTCTCGCTCGTGCCGCCCGCGCTGACGATCCACAGCTGCCGCCACGGCCGCGTGAGCTGCGCCGGGCGCGCCGCCGCCTCGAGCGCGTCGCCCTGCACAGTGTCGAACGACCACGCCTCGTCGAATATCACGAGGTCCGCGTTGTGACCGTGCAGCGCCGTCTCCGTAGGCGGGAATATCTGCAGACGCGACGAGCCGCGCCGCGCCCATACGCCCTCCTTACCTGCGCCGCGGTACAGACGAAATTGCGAGTCGAGCAGCTCGCTCGAGGTGATCGCGGGCACCCACTCGTCGCGGAACGTGCGCGCCGCATCCTCGCGCCGCTGCGCTGTGTACCACGCGCGCAGGTCACGCTGCCGACGAGCGCCCGCGAGCGCGCGCGCCAGTACGAGCAGCGTCTTACCCGCACGACGCGGCACGACGAGCACGACGAGCGGGTACGCGTAACCGATACCGCTCTCGTCGATCTCGCCGCTGACGTCCGCGACGAGACGCTGCCACGGGTACGGCCGGTCGCCGTTGCGCAGCAGCGCGAGAAACGTCGCGACCTCGAGTCCGGTCGTCGGCCGTGCGCTATTGCGACTCGTCGCGAAGCGTGGCGGACAATCGCGCGAAGGCGGCATCCCACGCGTCCTCTCCGGTCGGCGCGACCGGACCTCCGCGCAGCTGCTCGAGCACGACGCACAATCGACCCGCGAGGGTCGCTGTTATGTATCTCGACCCGTTAGGGTCCGCGTGCTCGTCGTCGATCTCGTCGCTGAGCGTGCGAGCTAGACCGATCAGCGCCTCGTCGACGTCTTCGAGCCGCCCGGTACGCCGCAGCGCCCGCACAGTCACGTCGAGCGAGCGTCGCACGCGTCGCGTCGTAGACACAGCTCGAGCGTGACAGACGCCCGCAGCGGGCGCTAGGTGCCGTCTGGCGCGCCGCTGCGCCTCGAGGGTCCGCCCGGGCGCTCGGAGGGAAACATTGACGGACGACGATCAGCTGACGATCTCGCTCCCAAAAATTCCGCGTATCACGAGCGGGCGCGCGCTGCTCAGATCAGCGAGCGCGCTGCTCACCACGCGCGCGACGGCACTCCGAATCGCGAACGCGCGCGTCGCTCGTGCGCGAGCCTGCCGCCGTCTCCGTAGTTGCAGCGTCGGCACCGTGCTCGCAGATTCGCCGGGTCGTACGGGGCGCCGCCCTCGACGAGCGGCACGACGTGATCGACGGTATCGGCACGTGCGCCGCACGAGCAGCGCCACCCGTCACGCTGCAGCACGTACAGACGGAGGCGCTGCCAGACGGCGCCGTACCCTCGCTGCGTCGTTGTGAGCTGCGCTCGGCGGGTCACGTGCTCGAGCGTCGCACGCTACGGCAGGCGCTGCCTAGCGTCTGCTGACGGAGTGTTAGGCATCCTCGCTACGGGTAACGGTTCTGTGCTAGACGATGCGGGTCTAACAGCAGGCACGAGGTCGGGCGGAGTAGGGAGCCAACGTGGCACGCCGTAACCGATTGCTCGAGCGACTCGAGTACGAGAGGTGCCGCACGTACGGGCACGCGTGGGACGAATTCACGCCGGATCGGCGTCTGCCGAATTGGGGTGAGACGCTCGCGCTGCGTTGTACGCGCTGCACGATGGAACGTCTCGACGTGATCGACGCGCTCGGCGACGTCGGCGCGCGGCGGTACATACAGCCAGACGGTTACCACCTCGCACGCGACGAGACGCCCTCGAGGCAGTCGCTCCGTCTCGATCTCTTGAGCGAGCGCGAGGCGCGCAGGCGGAGGCGGTAGCTATGGCAGCACACAGCGCGAAGGGACTCGAGGCGGCGCGGGCGCCGTTGCCGTGTCCCGAATGCGGGCAGCAGATCACGCGGAACAATCTGCAGCGGCACCGCGTCAGTAAGCACGGAGTGAAGGCGTCGACGAACGGCGCCGGGCGTAAGCCGGGTCAGACGCTGACGGCCGCGCAGCGTAAGACGTTCGCGAGTAAGCACGTCGCGTCGCGTGCGATCGGCGCGTATCTCGAGCAGCTCGACGTCGAGAGCGAGGCGCGC